CGAGACCGGGTTTCCCCGGTCCCGCTATACTAAAATGCCACTCACTACTGAGGATCTTCTCGTGCCAACGGATACCCGATCAACTACCTTAACCGCGTACATCTATGCAACGTCTACGACGCCACAAGGTGTTACGACAGTTACGCAGTCCGGGCCCCGTACTGTAGGAACCGAATCCGATACTCGCACTTATGTGCAAAGCCGGAAACGCCCCATTGGGTTTGTTAACCCTAAGGCCTACACACGAACGATCCAAAGAGGCGCTAGTTTGGCCTGTATCCCGTTCTTCGCGAGCGGGAGGTCAAATGGTTCTAACGTCAGTATGCAGACAGGTCTTTCTGTGTCTGCAGCAAGTGGGCGGCTTTTAGTGCCATCTTTCGATGGGGGTCTCGCAAATCGAGCTCTTGTCGACGCTAAGCTGAAACTCAAAGACCAAAAGGTTAACTTTGGTGTTGCGTTCGCTGAGCGAGCCAAAACTGCTGAACTAGTCGCGAATAACATCTCGCGAATTGCTCGTGCGTATCGTGACGTTCGCAAAGGGCATTTCCGTTCCGCCGCTAACCACCTGGGTATTTCACCACCCGGAAAATGGAAGCGGCGCGACGGAAGTCAACCCCGTGACAGTCACGCTCTACACGGTGCATGGCTAGAAGCGCAGTACGGCTGGAAACCGTTGCTCTCTGATGCTTATGGAGCAGCGGAGTCGTTACGCGAGAAGGACCGTAAAGGTTCTACTCGCTACGGCTGCACTGTTAAATCACGCAAGTCGGCAAGGAGCGTAGAGACTAAGGAAGGTGGCGTCGTCTCCGAGGTTAATCACCCTCTCCTCTTTAAACAGAGGATGGTGACTGACTTCGGGGCCTTCGTCCGCCTCGATTATTATCGAAGCTCTCCTGCATTGGCAGCGCTTGCTCAGGTGGGATTTACCAACCCACTCCTGATAGCTTGGGAGCTCGTCCCGTTTAGCTTCGTAGTCGATTGGGTTGCCCCAATCGGTAACTACTTGTCTATTCTGGACGCCGAACTTGGATGGACATTCAAGGCCGGATCACTCTCAACGCGCCAAGTCACTAAACGACAAGGATCGATTTCTCCCAGGCCTATAACTGGCTGGGATCGTCTATCTGCGTCTGGCTACCATAATCACGTTTATAAACGTGTTGACCGGTCGCCATATGTGACATCCCCTGTCCCAGGATTCTCTTTTAAGAGTCCTGCTTCCGGGCTCCACCTCGCTAATGCAATTGCCTTATTGGCAAACGCCGTGCGATGAGGAGATTTTTGTTCTTCCACCTAAAATCGTAGTATTCTACGACCCTCGGGAAGCCCCCGTTGTAATGGAGAAATACATGTCCGCTATTGCGAACATTGTCGTGCCTGACGCTGCAACCACTCCGGTAAACCACACTTTCATCCCTCAAAAGGTGACGGGAGACGTGGCTGCCTGGAACGAGAAGCTCGCTGCAACCCCTCAGGGTTACTGGGAGCTTGCTACCTCGTTCAAGGATCCGGCGACTGGAGGCAAAGTCTATCGCTTGAAGCAGTCCCTGGCAATCCCGACCCTGAAGTCTTACACAGACCTCTCAGGTAACCCGGTCACTGTTGTCGACTACACGTGTCGTGTATCGGCAGAGTGGCTGTTGCCGTTGGCCTGCACTCTGCAAAACCGCAAGGATCTTCGAAAACTGTTCATTGGCATCCTAAACGATGCCCAGATTATGGACAATATCGAGAATCTCAACCACTCTTTCTAGTGTTTAGGAGAGTGATTTGAGAAGCCTTGTAGTTCTTTTGTTGGTTTCCCCCACCCTAACCGCGTGTTTCAATTCGCGGCTTGGAGATGGACTTGGTCGTTCAGACCAGCCTTTATATGGAGTACTTCCTCATGTCCAAGAAGAAACAGACAAGAAGCAGAGTGAGCAACTGCAATCGGCCCCTTCCCGGGGCCCTTATGGGATTCGCTCAGATGACTTTGGCGGAGCTCAACACGGACCACTCCCGCAAACTGGCAGAGTTGATTACTTTGCGCAGATATGGAGATGTGATACTTCAGGAACCTGTGAAGATTCCGGAGTACAGCAACTCCAGCGACTTCAAAAGTGATTACCTGGCTACTGAACTGCTGTCGAAATGTCCCATTGATTTGGGTATCGATCGCGAGTCTGTGGCTTTGGATACATTTGAGAAGACGGAGATAACCTGCCGCGAAACAAATGCGCGTTTCTCGCCTCGAGGGATCCAGAACTGGTCCTTCGAGATCCGATCTGCTATGGAAGCAGTTCGGAGAAAAATAGAGAAAATCCTCGGTCCCTTCGATTGGGACGAGGCAGCGCATCATTTCGCGTTCGGGCCCGGTTCGACCTCATCGTTGTCCCGCCGTAAAGCGAGCACAGAGAACAAGCTCCAACACGGTATCGATAGCACCCCTGGGGCAGCTTTAGCTGCAATGACCGTGTGGGACTTCAACAGGGGATGGAATCTCGCCCTTGATGAACTCCACACGACTCGGCCAAGGATTGTGAAAGGATGCCGTATTGTAACTGTACCGAAGAACGCGAAGATGGACCGTGTGATAGCTATCGAACCCGATATGAATATGTTCATTCAGAAAGGGTTAGGAGCTGTCATTCGGAGCCGTCTTAAAAGAGCTGGGCTTAACCTCAACACGTCATGGCGTACTAACCACGAATTAGCCAAAATTGGCTCGGGGTTTAACAGCTACGCTACGATCGACTTGAGTTCCGCCTCTGACACCATCAGCAGTAAGCTGGTGGAGTGGCTCTACCCAAACGATTGGTTTGGGGCCTTATCACTGGCCCGCAGTCGTCAGGCGCGTCTTCCTTCGAAAGACTGGGTAAGTCTTGAGAAGTTTAGCTCCATGGGAAATGCCACTACATTTGAAAGCGAGAGCCTGATTTTCTGGGCTATCGCCACAAGTGTGGTGGAGCGAAATGGATCTAAGGATCATGTATCTGTCTTTGGTGATGACATAATCGTACCAGTTTCTTGTTACGAGAAGGTCTGTCAACTTCTTGAGCACTGTGGTTTCACAGTGAACATGAAGAAGACGTTCCGAGACGGACCGTTCAGGGAGTCGTGTGGTAAACACTTCTTCCTGGGACATGATGTGACGCCATTCTACCTCCGCAAGGAGGAGAGCGACATCCTAACCTTAACGCATGCATTGAATCGTGCGCGTGAATGGTCTATCCATCCGGTATACGGACTGGAAGGGCTTGAGAGTACTTATCGTACTTTTCAAGAGAAACTTCCATTCAAGCACCGCTTTCCGAGTATCCCTTACGGGTACGGAGACGGGTCTCTCTGGGGTGAGCTCGACGAATGTCGACCCTTACGCTATAGGCCCGAAGATGGTAATGAAGGCTGGATTTGTGATACTCTACTCCCTGTAACAAAGGAGCCAGAGTCACACCCACGCTTTCGTGTATTGGGCAAACTGTACAAAATGGAGAAGGCGTCTCTGACCACTGAACAGTGGAAAGGTCAGCCTCACCATGGAGAGCAGTTTGTTCGGGATGTCGACAAGTATCTGAGCTTCTCGGTACCTCCTTCGGCTTTTGCCGATCGATGGAAAAGGGGCCACATGCTAGTCACGCAGTGGCCGCACTTCGGTCCCTGGATTTAAGACCAGGGCGTGAGGGGCGGTTTATTCTAGGGTTTTCCTAGAG